GCGTTTAATTCAGTAGATAAAAAGGCTAATTAGTCATTATTTACCATAGTTGACAGCCCTCTCTGGGTAATGGTATACTTGAGTATATCTATCTGGAGAGGGCTTTTGCATGACTTGTATTGCTGCAGTAAAACACGAAGGTAAAATTTATATGGCTGGAGATCGTGGTGCTTCAGATGATGGTACTATTTTAGCACTTGATGCCCCAAAAGTTTGGAAGATTGGTTCATATCTAATTGGTTATGCAGGAGCAATGGATGGAGAAAGAATTCGTTATAATTTTAAACCATCTGCACCAAATATTAAAGATACTGATAAATTCATGCAAACAAAATTTGTTAAAGAGTTGCGTGATTTTTATAATGAGTTTTGGGTAGATACATCCAAAGATGGAGATTTAGGTTTAATAGTAGCGGTTCGTGGAGAAATTTATGAACACAGTTCTGCAGATATGTCCTTATCTAAATATACTCTTCCATATTTAGCAATTGGTTCAGGAGCAGAGTATGCATATGGAGTTCTTTATGCAACCGATAAACAAAAAAATGCAAGAAATAGAGTTATGCAAGCAGTAAATGCTGCTATTAAATTTAACCCAGCATGTATGGGTCCAGTTGACATCGTAAGCCTATAGGAGTATACTTTTATTATGAGCGAAGATTTTGAAGAAATTTTAAAGGGTATGCAGGATTCGGAATCAGATTTCAATGAGTTTGAAATTTGGCTTGATAATGGAATTCAGCGGGGATGGGTAACAGAACCATTCTGTAATACTCATGAAGGTGACCCATATATGACAGAAGAAGAAGAGCAAGAGTGGGAATCAGGTGGTGACCCATGCCAATTAGTTTTAAAAATCAAACAATAAAAACAACAAGGAGAAAAATGAAAAAGGCAATACTCGCAGTACTATCAGGACTACTTTTAGTTAGTACTACACAAGCAGTTCATGCAGAAGATCAAAAGGTTTTAGCAATTATTGACACTGCTATTGATTCTAGTAAATTTCCAGCAGTAATTTATGAAGCATGCTTTACAACTTCTACTACAACTGGATGTCCAAACAAGCAAACCTTCATGGAAGGAAAGGGTGCTGCATCTGCTACTTGGCCAAAGGATTTAAATTCTCCAACATATCATGGAGATAGCATGGTTAAGTCTGCACTTACAGTAAATCCTAATGTTAAAATTCTTTTTGTGCGATATTCAGATGTTAGCCAACTTGGAAATTCTTTAAACACACCAGAGGCTTTAGTAAAGGCCATTGATTGGGTTTCAAAAAATGCTGATAAGTACAGTGTTGATGCAGTGTCAATTAGCCAATCATCAATTTCCACGACAAATCTAGCAAAGTGTACATCTGACACACAAACAATAAATGCAATTGCATCACTGAATGCAAAAAATATTCCAACATTTGCTGCAACTGGCAATGATGGTTCATTGACACAGATTGGATTTCCTTCCTGTATTCCTGGAATTACTGCAATTGCAGCACTTGCAACAGATACAGCATTTGAAAAACTTTCAAATAAAGGTCCTGGTGTAGACGGAGTAGCAATTGGAAAGACATCAGTGACTAAGTATAATGGTTATGCAGTAGATATTTATGGAACATCTCCAGCAACCGTAAAATCAGCATCTTCATATTTAATTAAAGATAACTATACAAGTTTTGCTTCCTATCTTGGATCTCTTTCTAAGGTATCAGTTGCAGGAATATCGTATATTTTCACCTCAAAGTAAGCACAAAAGTCCTGGGTATGACTATAAACTGCCCTATAAAAATGGTAGTATAATATAGACATGAAATCAATTTATGACATCCCACTAGCCTCTGCAGAAGGCACTCCAAACCACCTTGAACAATACAAGGGTAAGGTAACATTGGTTGTAAATACAACAGTTGGTTGCGGTAACGCTAATCAGTTAGAAGTCCTTCAATGGCTTCAGGAAAAGTATAGCAATGATGATTTTGAAATCATTGCAGTACCAACCAATGACTACTGTGGTCCAGGAGTTACTAAGGGTAAGTGGTCAGAAGGTATCACATGTGGCTTAGACTCAAAGGCTTATGGCGAAGATGTTTATGGAACAACCTTCAAGTATGCAGAAATGGTTTCTTCAGTTCCTCACGAAAGAATGAATGAAGTTATTGGTAATGGTTTACCAACAGGTGTAAATGGATTGGGTCAACCAACTCAGCCACCTCACGAGTTGTATGCAGAAATTTCATCACAGATGAATACCTTAAACTCAATGAAGCATTCATTAGAAGATGGAAATGTTGCTGGTAAGTTTTTATCTCCATGGCTAAACATTGGTTTTTATGATGGTGCAATCATGGGCGGTAACTATGAAAAGTATCTAATCGATAGAGATGGATATGTAATGAAGCACTTTACATGCACAGTCTTAAACTATGATATTGAAAAGACTCTAAAGGAATTTATGATTTCACAAGGACAAAAACCATCAATGGGTGAAGATCGTTCTACTGAAATTTTTGAAGAAGAGTTTGCATTTGTTTGTTCTGAAATAGAAAAGGCAATTGCAGGAGCAAGATCAGTTCTTAATCCAGCACTTGTAAAAGCATAAACTATTTTAATTTTACAAACACGGTCATAGAATATCTTGTCCCTAAAGATACTTGTTTAACTCCATGTCTATATGCCTCATGTGCTGGATGTAAAACTAAACTACATGCTTCTGGCTTAATTTTCACATCAACATTTGGATAGTATATTTCTCCGCCAGAGTAGTTATCGTTTAAATAGAGTACAATTCCATATTTAAATTTTACTCCCAATCCCTGATCACTATGAGTTTTCATTTCTTGACCTGGAATTGATCTATATATTCCTTTAAACCCAACATATTCATATATATCTTTATTTAAAAGATCTTTTATTTCTTTTTTAATTCTATCAAATATATTATTAGTTATTTTATTTTTATCTTTATCAAATTTAGAGCATTTATCTAAAAGCAATATTCTGTTTTCCCATTCATCATTTTCATGTCTTTCTGTATAGTTATACTGAGACCATTCATCTTCTGTAGCATTTAGGGCTATATCAAGAAGTTGTGCAGATTCTTCTTCCGTTATGAAGTTTTTAAAGATAAAAATGTTTGGATCTGGTTTTTCGATTATCATATATATAGTATACACCGTAAACGACTGTTGACAGGTAGTAAGTAAATATGCTATAATTAAGTAGAACTTAAAGGAGGCCAAAACATGGCAGATAAAGGTACAAGAGCACTTCTTCTAGAAATCATTCAGAAAGAAGTTGGAACCGTAGAAGGTCCAAAAGATAATGAAACAAAGTATGGAGCATACACAAAGGCAAACTTCCTTCCATGGTGTGGCTCATTCGTGAATTGGTCAGCAAATCAGGCTGGCGTAAAGGTTCCAAATACAGTTTATACACCAGCAGGTGTAGCAGCATTTAAGAAGGCTGGCAAGTGGGTTCCTGTTAAGGGTAATAAGCCACAGGCTGGTTGGGTAGTTTATTTTGATTTCCCTGGCGGAAGAGACATTGACCATGTTGGTTGGGTACTAAAGGACAACGGCGATGGAACTGCTTGGTGTATTGAAGGAAATACATCTGCAGATGGCAAAAAGGGATCACAATCAAATGGTGGAGAGTGTGCAAAGAAACTTCGTGCATATGGTCCAAACAAGAAGAACCTTCCAGTATTTATTGCAGGTTATGGCGTAGTAGATTATCCTGATGCAGACACTCCAGTAATTCCAACGCTTGAAGAAAAGAAGGTTGCACTTGCTGAAGTTGCAAAGTCACAGGGCGTAGAAGTACCAGCAGTAAAACTATTTAAGCCTTTTAAGATTGGTGCAAAAGGAAATTCTGTAAAGACCATTCAGGTAGCATTAGGAGTTAAGCCAGCAGAGGGTAACTTCGGACCAATAACAGATAAGGCTGTTAAGGCTTTTCAAAAGAAAGAAGGCCTACCAGTAAACGGTATTGTTGATGAAGAAACTTATCGCAGAATTAAGGGCGTAAAGTAAATGGAATCAACTAAAAAGTCTTCTGTTAAAACACTTAGTTGGGAAACTTTTCACCTTATAGTACTTGCTGGAATTATTTACCTATTTACTGGTGAATGGGAATATGCTGGATTTGGAGCATTACTATATATTGGTGTAGAATCTTTGGGATATTTTATTCATGAAAGACTTTGGGCAAAATTTGGAAATAAGGTAAAATAGTGAGAATTAAAATTATCAAATTTGTTGTCAAAGCACTTGGATATGAATGGTCTGGAGATGAACTAAAACTACCAGTTTGGTATGTTAAAGAAAAGAAAAAGAAGTAATGGCTCTTTACGAATATCACTGCAGCACATGTGTTGATAATTTTATTAAAGAAAGGCCAATTGCATCTGAGGATCCAGGATACAAGTGTGAAACTTGCAATACTGATCTAACTCGTGTATACTCTAATGTAGGAGCAGTTTTTCACGGAAGTGGATTTTATTCTACTGATAATCGAAAGAAATAGGGGTATACTATGAGTACTATGATTGACACACCATTAGAGGTTAAAGAGTGGGTACTTAAGGCAACTGATAGATGTGATTCTTGTACTGCAGAAGCACTTGTACAGGTGACTGGATTGACTGGAGACTTAATGTTTTGCGGTCATCATTATAACAAGATTATGGATAATGCTGAAGGATATAAAAAGATGATGTCTTTTGCAATAACAATTCTTGATGAAAGAGATAAACTTATTGAAAACAAAGCAAAGGGACAAGATTACTAATGAAAAAGATAATTTTTGCTGTAGTAGCAGCACTTACATTCTCTACTACTTCTGCATACGCTGCGGGAGTTTCATACAAAGATGCTACAGCAGCACTAAATACTCTTAAGGTTGCAGATGAAGTTCGTACGGGATATAAGCGCACACTTTTTAAGCATTGGACTAGCGCTGGAAATGGTTGCGACTCTAGAAAAGCAGTAATTATTTCTGAAGCGCTTGTAAAGCCAAAGGTAGAATCAGGATGTAAACTTGTAGGTGGAGAGTGGCTAAGCATTTATGATAATGTTAAGGTAACAGACGCTGGAAAACTAGATGTAGACCATATGGTCCCACTTGCAGAAGCATGGGATTCAGGAGCGTCTGCATGGGATGCAGCAAAGAAAGAGATGTATGCTAATGATCAAACAGATCCACGCCACCTTATTGCTGTAACTGGTGCATCAAATAGGTCAAAGTCAGACCAGGATCCAGCAGAATGGATGCCAACTAATAAGGCCTATACTTGTGAATATTTGACAAACTGGGTATCAATTAAAGTTAGATGGGGTTTGTCTGTAGATAAAACTGAGAAGGCTTTTATTTTAACAAATTTAAAATCATGCAAAAATACTAAGTTTAGTGTGGTTCCAGTAAAGTGAGTAAGGTACTTTATTTTACTGCAACATGGTGTAATCCTTGTGAAAGAACAAAGCCAGTTGCTGAGGAGTTGTTAAATGAAGGCATCATTGATTTTGAGTTTATTGATGTAGACAACAACCTTGATTTAGTTAAGCAATTTAAAATTTTATCTGTGCCTACCTTTATCCTAGTAGATAATGAACAAGAAATAAAAAGAATGAACGGTGCAAAAACACGAGAACAATTTTTAGACTTTGTTGACTACAAGGAAGACACTCATGGATGAGTTTGATATTGTAGATAATTTAATTCTAAATGGTGGTTTAGAGTTTGCTGGAAAAGATTCAGAAACTGGAGAACCATTATATAGAACAACAGAAAGATTAAAAGATTTAGATTCTCAACTCAGCGAGGAACTTTCTGCATATTTTTTTGATACAACCCTTAAACTTTGGGAAAAAGGTTTTATAGATATGGATGTAACCGATAGGGATCCAATGATAAAACTAGGTCCAATGGCTTTTGATATTAATGCTATCAAATCTTTAGAAAAAAATGAAAGAGTTGTTATTGAAGAAATCATAAAAGTTCTTTATAACAAAAATGATATATTAGATATCTGAGGTGTTCATGAACAACATATATGGTGTTATAGGAACAACGGTAACAGTATTACTGTTATTTTATATTTATTTATTAAAAATTAAATTAAAAAAGAAAAATAATATTATTGTTAGCCAGTCTATGTTGCAGTATAGATATAGCACAAGAAAATCTTATGCAAGAAAATTAAAGGTTAGAACTCAATCAAAAAATCATTACGATAAAACAAATGTTAGAGTTATTATTTTTGATAATAATGCATATTGGATTAAAGATAATATTTTTTATAAGGCTCCAATGGTAGATCAACTTATCGATAAAGATGCTGCAGAACAAGTTGACACAATCCATATGGATAAGGTACAATTAGATAAGATGTTGTTCATAATGGACAAACTGAGAGAAGGGATTAACGATGATAGTAGGGGTACAAGGGACGAGTAGTTTTGATAACTACAATATATTCCTTAGATCGATGGCGGTTGCCCTTTCAGAGTTGTTAGATGATGACAAGGAATTTTATATATACTCTGCTGGACCAAATAATATTAATATGATGGCCATGGAGTTTTGTAATCTTTCTGAAAAAGGAATGAAATCTAGAAGGAAAACTATCAAACTTTTTAAGGTTAGTCCACAATGGTTAGAAGAAAACATATCAGATATTGATCATTTTGCTTTTTTGTCTAACCCAAAAGAGCCAGTATCAAGGCTTGTTCATATATCAAAACTTAATAATATAAATACAAATGTGTATACATTCTAATGTGCTTTAGCACACTAAGAGAACGGAACAAACATGAAAATAATTAATTCTTTAGAAACTATGGAATCAATAGTTAGTAAGAATAAACAACTATCTTGGGATGGTTGGACAGTAGTTGAGACCTTTCCATCAGAGAAAGCATACTACTCTAAGTTTGGCGTTTATAAAAATAATAAGTGGCAAATGAGAAAAGAATTTATTCCTTCTAGTCAAGGGTGGTCAATTCCTGATAAGTATGTGATCTAAATGAACAAGTATAAATGGAAAGATAATGCTATTTGTTTAGATTATGACACCAATCTGTTCTTTGATAAGTATGAAGAAGATGAACTATTAAGGCCAGCGATTGACGCACTTTGTGCTTCTTGCCCAGTTAGAAAAGAATGTTTTTCTGTTGGAATTTCTGGAAAAGAGTGGGGAGTTTGGGGTGGTGTGTATTTAGAAAATGGTGAGTTATCAAAAGAATTTTCTAGTCACAAGAGTAAAGATGATTGGGGCTTAACCTGGCAATCATTAACAATGGAGTAATATGTATACAGATCAGATGAGACGAGCATTTGGCTCTATAAAGCATTTTTGTCCTGCTGGTTTTGTTTTAGATGTTATAGATAATGATCATTTCATAACACTTAGAGCAAGCGAACCACACTTTATGTCTCTTACAGGAGAAGATAAAGTTCGTGCTGTTGAGTACATGGTTCGTGCTAAAAAAGCATTAGAGGACAATGGTGCAATAGTTTTATTAGTAAGAGAGGGCGGTAAAGAACAGTGATAGAAACAATATTATTAACTATATTATCTATAATTGCAACATCTTTTATTTTTCTTTATTATATTCAAAAGAAAAAAACATCAGAAATAATTACAAGAACAATAGAATTTTTAATGTTACAAGAAGCACAACAGGAAGATAATAAAACTGAAAAAGAAAAAGTAAATGAAGATTTTTTAAAATTTATTTCAGATTCTCGTGACTGGGCATACTCCTACATTGAAGAAGTTCAAGAATCATTAAATAATTTTATCAATGATATTGAGCCAGAAATAGCATATTTTGATGAATATGGTTTGGTAGGAGAAGCCTACCCTCATTATCATTCAATGAAGAAAATTTCTCAAGCCTATAAAGAGTTAAAAAAATTACTTCCAGAGGACTATGGTAAAATAGATACATGATAAGATTCAAGTCAAACGAAGATATGGCCTATGATGCCTTTTATTCATGCCGTGTTTTTGGATGTGATTTTGAAGCAGAAAAATTATATAGCACAGAAACAAAAATTATAGATGTATGTTCAAACCATTATAAAGAGTTAACAGACAGGGATTATAAATGAAAGATATTATTTTATCAACACTAACAGGTTTTGGATGTGGCGTAGTATTCGCAGCATTCAAATTGCCAGTACCAGCACCACCAGTTTTTGCGGGAGTCGCAGGAATTATTGGATTGTGGATTGGCTTTACAGTACTAACAAATGTAATATCCTAGGAGGAATACAATGAATACAAAACAACTAAACGCAATGCTTGCATCATACGGACGATCAGTCATCGGTGCTGCTGTAGCGCTTTATGCTTCAGGAGTAACTGACCCTCAGACACTTGCATACTCACTATTGGGTGCAATTGTGCCAGTAGCACTAAGAGCAGTTAATCCAAACGACGCAGCATTTGGTAAGTTGCCACCTGTTGCAGAAGTAGAAAAGGCAGTTAAGACCGCTAAGGTAGTAAAGCGTCCTGTTAAGAAGGCTGCTGCAAAGAAGCCAGCAACCAAGAAGTAATAACATAGATTAGCAGGCTAGTCAAATTAACTAGCCTGTTTTTCTATGCTATAATATTGTTACCTGCCCAAACGGGGGGTATAAAATAACTTATTCGCTTGAAAGGGGAATAACATGGTAAAAACAGCACTGGATCTTTTTAATGATCCATTTTTTAATACCTTCTCAAATCTTCAGAAGGTAACAACAACAACAAACTATCCACCTTATAATCAGATCAAACTAAATGATACAGAGTATATTCTTTCATTTGCTTTGGCTGGTTTTTCTAAGGATGATGTTTTAGTATCGCTAGACAATCGCAAACTTACAATTAAAGGCGAGAAGCAGGATACTGAATTGCCAGAGGGTGCAGAGTATCTACATAAGGGCATTGCTGCTCGTAAATTCACTGATATCTTTACCCTTCCTGAGTTTGTCGAAGTTGTTGGGGCTGAATTTAAGGACGGTATCTTAGATATCAAACTTGAAAAGCAGATCCCAGAAGATAAACTACCAAAAACTATTGAAATTCAATAGTATAATATATAACATTCCGCTATAAGACTTAAGGGTTTTACAACGGATACTCCTATGAGTGGAGAGTCAGCAGAAGTCGAATCTTCGTGGCTGGTAGACCTGAGCAGTCGTCTATAAACTGCTCACTTATTATGCTACAATATAATTGTCCCACACAGGACCTTAGAGATGGATTAGTTACCCATGGATAGAGACCGTGGCGCAAGTCAGGTGAATTTCCTGTGTGGGGCCTAATATTTGGCGGTATAATATTACTAATGACTGACAAAGAGTTGGAACATTATAATAAGCAGCAGTATAAAAAGATGCTTGCTAAGATAAAAGAGGATTCTGGCTGTGTTGATTGCGGAGTTACCAATCATATAATCCTTGATTTTGACCATATTAGAGATAAAAAATACAATATATCAAGGATGATCCATGACGGATTTTCATGGAAAGCCATTAAAAAAGAGATAGAAAAATGCGAAGTCGTGTGTGCTAATTGCCATAGGATAAGAACACATGCTCGTCTTGCGGGCTAATATTATGCTATAATGGTAATATGGAAGAACTAATTAATCTACTAAAGGTCCTGCTTGCAGATAATATTACCCTTAAACTTAAGGCACACGGGTACCATTGGAATGTAGAAGGTGACGATTTTGTTCAATTCCATAAACTATTTTTAGATATATATGAAGACTACGAATCAGCAACAGACACATACGCAGAGTGGCTTCGTAAACTAGATGCATATGCTCCATTTAAGTTATCAAGGTTTGTAGAATTAAATGAAGTTGGAGAGCCAGATGTAACATCTGATCCAATGATGATGTCTTCAGATTTGCTTATGGCAAACGATATGGTTTTATCAAAACTTGCAGATGCAGTAGAAATGGCTGCATCAAATAGACAACATGCACTTTCTAATTTCTTTGCAGAGCGTATGGATATGCATCAAAGATGGCATTGGATGCTGTCTGCATCGCTTAAAGAAAACGAGATGGACTAATGCCTTACCATATCGGTGCTAAAGGCTCTAATGGCTGTTCTGGATATCCAGTTGTAAGTGATGAAGGCCATGTTGCAGGATGCCACGGTACAGAATCTGAAGCAACAGCACAGTTAGGTGCATTATATGCAAATGTTCCAGATGCAAGCAAATCAGAAACTCCAATGGATGTTTCTTATAATGCAACTGTAACTGATCCAACACCTGCAAATCCATCACCACATCTTAATCCTGCAGTAGGAATGAAGAAGCCACAATATATGACAACTGATCAAGGCAGACCTACTGGTTCTGGAATACATAATAAACCTGGTGTTAGTATTTGGGCAGGCTCAGCATTTGGAAAATCATTAGAAAACGAAATACTGCCAACATCAACTTATCAGGGATGTGAGTGCCCAACATGCAAAGAACTTAATGTTGATTGTGCAGACTGTCCAGTGTGTGCAAATCCAATTCCAGAAACTGATTCAGAGGTTGCAATGGCAATGTACGATTCTTCAATAGGAAAAGCAAACCCATGCTGGGATGGTTATGTGCAGCGTGGAATGAAAGAACAAGATGGTAAGATGGTTCCTAATTGTATTCCTGTAGATAAAGCAGATTCAATATTATTTGCAGCAAAAGATTATACAAAAGAAACTAGAACAGATAGGTTATTTAGATAATGCCAAAGAAAAAAAGAACTGCTTTTAATCCAATACAAATTAAAAATGGAATGATTGTTCGCCTTAGAAAAGATGGAACTATTCAGTCTGTTCTTGGTAAGTATGGCGAGTATAAAAAAGATAAAGAAAATAAGTAATATAGGGCAGTTTTAGTCATGCCCAGGACTATATTTACGCTGTAAGAATCTTTGCTAATGCATTAATTGTTGCTGCAATTCTTCCGATATCACGCAACTGTTCAACTGAATAGCCTTCTTCTTTTAGTGTTTCATAATGTGCTTTAACACAGAAATGGCATTTGCCAATAATTGATGATGCTAAGCAATATGCTTCAAACTTTGCTTTAGTAGTTCCACCGTGAGTACCTATGCCATTCATTCTTAGTTGTGCTGGAAGACCTTTTAAGTTTTGATCTCCAGCCATTTCTAAATATGGATACCATATATTATTTTGTGCCATAATAGCACCCGCATAAAGCGCAGCCTCTCGTTCAACTTCATCAGTTGCATTTGCTAGTATAAAGGTAAGCAACTTAGAATTTCCAGTAGAAACTGCTGCAGCAATTGACAAATACATAGCATGTTCTGGATCTATAGTTGATCTATTAATAACAACTTCTAGATTAAGTTTGATATCTTTTGCATACCTTGGAAGATTCTCACTTAATTGCTCAACCCATGTCATTATAGTGTGTCTCCGCCTAGTGGACGGTTACATGCACAAAGTTCTCCAGTTTGCAGTGCATCAAGAACACGAAGTGCTTCATCTGCATTGCGACCTACATCAAGATTATTTACTGTGATGTGCTGAATAGTGTTATCTGGATCAACAATAAATGTTGCACGGTATGTTACGCCAGATGAGTGGTGAATTCCAAGATCACCAGCAAGTTGATGTGCAGTATCTGCAAATGACCACGAATTTGTTTTCTTTAGGTCTTCATGTGCATTACGCCATGCTACCTTACAAAATTCATTGTCTACTGATCCTGTCATAAGAACTGCATCTCTATCATCAAAATCCTTTGAAAGTGCATCATATGCAACAATCTCTGTTGGACATACAAATGTAAAGTCCTTTGGATAGAACACAATAATCTTCCACTTTCCAGGAAATGAATCCTGGGTTAATACTTCAAATGATGAATCATCATATGTTAGTGCTCCAGGTTTAACTCCAGTTACTGCAAAGTTACCTAGTTTATCTCCGATAGTTTTCATTTCTTTCCTTTTCTTATCGTGGTACAACAATCTAAATCAAGGACAATATAGTGTTGCAACATGCTATGAATATGTTTCCCGACATAAAAACAGCAACTATATTGTCACCATATAATTATACCATGTACCCCTGGCAGGAATCGAACCTGCGACGCATGGCTTAGAAGTCCATCGTTCTGTCCACTGAACTACAGAGGTGTATTTAATTATTTATTTTCTTTATATTTTTTAATATATTTAATTAAATTACTTCTCTCAGATTGAGGATATTCGTTAAAAAGCAATTCATTAATACCTTCTGATTCTAGTTTTTTAACAAAACTAATAAATTGATCATAGGTAAAATACTCAGTATCTTTTGCAAACCTAGGTCTATCTAAATATTCTCCTCCATCATAAGTATGCACAACTATATTTTTAGGAAATTCATTATCTATTTCTTCTTGAGTATCCCTAATAATTGGAGAAATTGCCAGCATTATTTTTTTATTAGATAGATCAAATTTTTCTCCAGGTTTTGTTTGACCATATACGCTTCTATCTAAAAAATATCCATCGCTATATTCTTTATATGGAAATATAATTTTATATCCAAGTTTTGCTGCTGCTTCTAAAGCATAGATATTTGTACAGGTAATATAGCAATCAGGAACACTAATATTATTTTTTTTCATATTATCAAGTTCTTCTATATAGTCTATCATGTAGTCTACCCGTTCTGGAATTGAAGACTTATCTGTAATTGTTCCAAGTATTCCACCAAAATCAACTTCATCAGGTTTTATATGACCAGCAATAATATTAATTTGCAACCTGTTCGGCTGAATATCATTAATAGATTTATTTATCATACAAAGATATTGTGCAGATAAGGCATGCGGCCTAACAGCAATCATATATTTAATTTTTTGATTTAGATTCATTGTTCTTGCAACAAAAGTAAAAAAATCACCCTGAAGTTGTCTATATGTAAACAAAACGCCATCACAATGGCTATCTTCTAGATCATCTATATTGGATGAATCTATTGATACTTGTCCTCCAAAATAATAAAACTTCACAGTTAAATTATACCTCCTTACTTTGGCTGGGGATGCAGGCCTCGATCCTGCGACTTGCGAATTAACAGTTCGCCACTCTACCAACTGAGTTAATCCCCATCAGTACATCTGGAAGGACTTGAACCTTCGGCTCTCCGCATATAAGGCGGGTACTCTAACCAACTGAGTTACAGATGCGTAGCCCCAACGGGAGTTGAACCCGTCTTCCCAGATTGAAAATCTGATGTCCTAACCGATAGACGATAGGGCCAGTGTTCCATTGTACACCAGGTAGGACTTGAACCTACGATAGCCGAATTATGAGTTCGGGGCCTTGACCAACTTGGCTACTGGTGCTAGACCTTAAGATATAAGTATTCCAAAAAATGTTCCAATTAAGAAACAAAGAATACCAACAGTCCAATGATAATATGTTCTCATATGCTGTTTAATAATATAAAGTTTTAATTCATCTGGAATTTTTTTCAAATCATCTTTATCAATCATTATGATGCATTACTCCGATAGATTATTTGCAGCAGAAATTACAGAACTCATAATTATTTGTTCTCTAATTGCATTTTGTTTGCGCTCAAATTTTGAAAGATGTGGTTTATCCTTCAGTCTGTTTTTATTCTTTAATGCTCTCTTAATTTTATGTTGAGATACTTTGTTATTTGATTTCTTCATGTATTAATCATACCATCCTCTGCGATATAAGTCAAGATCTATCTCCATCCCATGTACCTATTTTAGTAGTAGGAATTCCATTTGCTCCCCAAAGTGTGAGGATGCTTGGGTTATCGTCAACTGCATGTACAATATTCCAATGCTTTTTAATTTCACTCAGAATATCATTCTTAACTTCGTAGTCTGATCTGTAGTCATTATCTTTACGCATATAAAGTGCATGATGCCCAATATCATTTTTAGCAAGCCAGTAGGAGGTCAAGCCACGCCACTTTTCCATTCTAGATGTAACAATGATTACATCCATTTGATCAAAAAATGCATGATTCAGCATTTCAACAACCTCGATATTTGGCAGGGCATCAATAGAGGACTCATGAAAAGCATCATAATCCTTATTAGAGCCACGAACAAAGTGTAGGTAGGCATCTACATTGGCAAGGGTTCCATCTACATCAAATATGTATGCTGGTCTTTTTATATTAATCTTGATCCACCTTATATGTCATTGCAATATAGCATGCAACATATCCCATAATGAATGCTGGAATTAAAAATAATACATTAATCATTCAGAGTCTTCCTGTGCCTTAAAATACTTGCTCATATAATTATCTTTTCCTCTTGCTATGTGTGCAGCAGCCATTCTCATACCTAATGCATTTGTTATTGATGTTTGAATAGGAAGGGCTTCAATCTCCCTTGCTATTTCTTCTCTTAAGGCCATTTCATCTATACTCATATATTAAGTATACACCAATCCTGTATGTTGTGTCAACTGGTTTGATGGTATAATAAATAAATGATAAAAAAGATTGATAATATACTTTCTCAAAATGAGACTTTAAAGTTTATAAATATGACTAATGATCTCAAAATACCTATTGATAAAGATGGAAATGTTATTTATAGGGAAGAAAATGAATTTTCTATATCTAAAGATTTAGGTAGGCTTCAATTTACAATAAAAAATATTGATGAGCAATTAGAAATAAAATTAACAAAGATGGTCAACTCTTTTTTAAATTCTAATTATTGTCTATATGGTGCATCTTATGTTGAGTATAATTCAAAATATGGAAATCCCAACCTGCCACCGCATTTTGACGGAGATCAAACAGAACTTATGGTAAATTATCAACTTAAGTCTAATACATCATGGGCGATAGGGCTTAATAAAGAAACATATAACCTTGAAGATAATTCAGCATTAATTTTTAATCCTAATGAAAGTATACACTGGAGAACTAAAAAAACCTTTAAAGATGGAGAGTTTGTTAAAATGATATTTTTTAGGTTTGCAGATCCCAATAATGAAAAAGACAACTCACACCTTAGATATAGTTTAGATCATGAAATACTTAAAGATGTTAATATTTTTAGAGACAGTTTAACAAATTAATTAAAATTTGGATTAATAATTGATTTCTTGCCATTTATTAAATCTTCAATGTCTTGACATATAACTGCATATTCTTCTTCAAATATCTTCTTAGATCTTCCAAGTCCGAGACCAATCTCTCTTCCTTCTTTTGCAGCCATTTCCTTAACAGTTTTTTCTGAATCATAATTTAATACTGTGCACTGGAACCACTTAACAACATATCCATCTTTATCAATAAGATACTTTTCAAAATTTCCACCTTGCTGTGCACCATTAGTAGTACCCATATTTAACCAATATGAATAATAATCTTTGTTATCTTCTATATTTAATTCTTTTTGCTTTTCTTTTAGTTCATGCATAGAGCCTGCAATAACATTGTATAGTTCATGTGGAGGTTTTCTATCCTGTCCTAAACCATTTTTGCCAGGAATTTCACTAGCACTATCATTTGGGTTTGAAGAAACCATTTCTGAAAATTGAAAAGTAGTTCCATAAACATCTTTGCCGTAGTTTGCTGAATCAGCACCACAAGTAATTCCTTCTGACCACTTACCATGAGTTATGCCAGGGCCACAATAATCATTTGTAGGGATGGCAATAATCTGAAAATCATCTCCGCCATACTTGTCTTGAAGCATCTGTAGTACTTCCATTTGGTTTGCATTTCCACAGCCAACAGTTGTGTTTGCTAGTAGTGTTACTTTGCCTTTAAATTGATCTAGAAAATTAGGCTCTCCATTTGCTGATGAGAGTTGGATGTCATAAATAGGTTTCATAATGTCATTATACCCCTTTATTTTGATCCCAGACTAACCCAA